CCTTAGGTCAAACGGATCAGTGCAGTTGTGCTCGTGTTTTGCGGCATCTGCACAGTAAAAGTACCACTGGAGGTCTTGTTAGAACCAAAATCCAGTACGCAAATGGCAGTGTTGTCGCCACCATCTTGATAGATCAAAGCACCACGGGCGGTGATGTCACCAGTCCACGAGGGAGAAGAGAAATTGACGTACGTAACACTGCCGTTTGCAGTGGTCTCAGAGTTCACGGAAGCCGTCACCTCTTGGCCGCCAGCAGAGTAATCTCCGCCAGAAGCCTCTCCAGATGACGTGTATGCCGTGGTTGTCTGATCCAACATTGCGTTGTTAGTGTACAGCGCAAGTTTAAACGTGCCAGTGCTGAAGTTGATCGTACCATCGACCAACCCAGAACGCAATGTGTTGCACGAGTAGTTGCCGGTAAAGGCCATTACTGCACCCCGTTATTCTGAGGCAGAGCAGGCGTACGGAACTGCCCGCTCCGGTACGCATCGCTACGCTCAAGGCCATCGCCCAGACGTTTGGCAAGCGCAAGAGCTTCCATGTACTTCTGGCTGTACAGGGCTGTCATGTCAGCCTCACCCTTCATGAAGGTGTTGGCCTCGACCAGAGTGCCGTACAGAAGAACGGAATCGAAGTTGTCACCAAGCCAAGTGGTCTCAGAGGTCACAATCGACTCAGGGTAGTAGTAGTAGTGAAGCTCAACTGTGTAGCTGTCATCAGGCTTTGGCCCCATCATGAACGACAGTTCGTTGGTCACGGAAGAGTCAATCACTGTCGGGCCAAACAAAGCGTAATACTTGGGCAACCCAGTGTCCGAAGGACTGGGATACGCCTCACGAATGAAGTTCACGTCTTTGTTGAGCAGGTACGTGTACGTGCCAGTGCTGTCCACGACGGCAAAGGAGTACACCGAAAGAAAATCGTCCGGTGCAGACAGGTAAGGAGTTGCCGAGGAGACTGTACCCGTCACGTTCCTGCGAACAGAAGGAAACTGCACCGAGTTGTAGATGCGCTGTTCCGCCTGCTTGATGAAGGTGTTGATCTGCTCAGTGGCACCAACACTCGATCCATCAGCAAGGTACACATCTGGAAACTGATTTTCCAGATAGGTCTGTACAGCATTAAACAACTCGGTGTACGTCATGCCATCGGGCCTCGGGCCATCACGCCTTTAGTTGCGGCACCAGTGCCACGAATCTTGATGCCGTCAGTCTTCACGGGCTTGTAGTTGCCCTTGCTCACCATACCGGCAGAGGGGTTCATGTGATTGATCACTTCAGCACCCGGCTCATATGCCGAGGCTTTCTGAATCGTCACAGACTTGCCGCTCATCGTGTGCGGTTTGGCATAGGCTTCAGCAGGCTGATTGCCGCTGATCTTGCCGCGATGAATGGAAGGGCTGTTTTTGGTTGTGGGTTTGACCAGCTTGACCATATCAGCCTCCGCGAGAAGAGCCGCGCTGATTCATGGCACGAGCCATGTTGCGACCATACTTCTTCATTGCCGCGCCAGTGACGCCGCCTTTTTTCAGCTTGGACAGGTTGGTTTTCTTGCCACCATGCTCCTGATCATCATGCATCTTGAATGCTTTTTTGATCAGCTTCTTGTCTTCCGCCAGATCATCATGTTCCATTTTTGCCATGTTCAACTCCTTACGTTGTGGCTACCGTAACTGTACCTAAATTCACGACCAAAACCAAGTTATTTGGCGTCAAGGCCATGTCAAAAAAACTGGCTCCGCCGACCGGCTTCCAGCCCCATTGAAAGATGCGACTGCCGCCTTCGTTGCTTCCGTAGCCCGTTGGGCCATCCCCGCCGTTCGCATTTGTCTGCAAGCCATTCGGGCCTGAGACCCGATAACTGCGGTCTGGACGAGGGTTTCTCACCCCTTGAGGGTCATCCACCGGGTACATACCCAACTGCAACTGCGGCTGATCGGGATCCCAGCACTCCGGGCACACCAGCAACTCATAGTTCTTGGTCTTGATGACCTCGCGCTTGAGCTGTTTGAGCAAATACCGACCGTCACAGCGATCACACTGTGCGATTGAATACTTGCCGCTGGCAAACCGATTACCCATCAGTAGGTGCTTCCAATGAACTGCTGACGAGGAACAAAGCGAACGGCGGCCTTTTCGCGGTCTTCCTCGGAAGCAAGCTGCCAAGCCTCGTCATACTGAGTTTTGAGCACATCCAGACGGGCGGCCCCGTTTGTGACCTTCAAAGCCAGATAGTAGGCGAGGCCCGCTGCCATGGCGGGGATAAAACGGAAAGGCACGTCCATGACGTTTACACCGCCTCCGGCGTCCTGTGTGCGACGCAGCCTCCAGTAAACGAACTGGTATGGCTGGGCATTGTCCGGAGTAGGCCAGACAGTCACCGCAGGAAGCTGTTGCCAGTACACCGCCGCCCCAGACGTATGGGAAGCCGCAGTGGTGTTGTTCTGTGCCCGGAAGCAGTTGTACAGGGTGTTTCCAGAGATGTACCCGTACACAATGGTCTCGGAGTCAATCTTAACGAACCCTGAAGAAGGCAGGCCAACTACTGAATCCAGAGTGATTTCCGTGTCAGTGGAGGTGATGTCACCATCCAGAGTCAAGCCGGTAGGCCCTTGCTGGGCTGTGTACCGTTGAATCCAGACCTGAATCGGTCGAGCCTGCTGGAGCTTATTGGGCAAGGTGGCGTACGTGGAGACGCTGATCCGGGTGATGGTCAGGTCAGCCTGCGTGGCGGCGACGTTTGCGCCCGTGCGGATCACATGTTCCAAGAGATCAATGGTATCCCCGGGCAGAGCATACGTGTTCTGACCCTGCACAAGGTTGATTGTGCCGGGTTCGATAGTCCACATGTTGATGCCACGGTTGGCCCAGTCGGCAAACATGATGTTTAAACTGCGTCGGGCAGTACGCAAGTCGTAGCCCGTGCGAAGTTCTGAACCCGCACGCTCAAACGCCTCCTCGACCAGCTCAGAGAGGTCGAGGTTGAATCCTGATGCGCCGGATGTGTTTGCCATTTATTTGCCCAATTTCTTCAATGTTTGAGCCAGACGCGCCCGTTTGCCCAGCTTTCCGGGCTTTTGGGCTGCCGCCGCCAACTTGGCGGAAGGAATCGTTTTCCCTTCTTTCACGCCAAGCGCGGAGCGTAGAGCACCGGGCTTCTTGATCGCGCTCGAAATCCATTTGTCACCTACTGTTCCGCCTTCGGCGTATTCCGTGAAGTCAGTGTTGTCCCGGCGAGGTTTAACCTTGCCTTTGGGCATTTTAGAGGGGGCAATAGCCCCCATTCCACGGCTCGACATCATTTCTTCACCTTGCCACCACAGCACATGATCATGGTGCCACGGGTTTTGCCGCGTTGAGCAATGCCATCCGCACGACTGGAGGCCGACCCACCTTTGGCAAATCGCTTACCCGAAGACACAGGCTCGTCTACCGGAACATCGCCCGGATACACGATAGGCTTCGGCTTGACCGCCTTTGGAGCAGGTTTTGCCTTTGGAGCGGGCTTGGTTGAAGCCACCGGCTCGTCTACCGGGATGTCCCCGGGATATTTGATGTCGGGCATGCTGGCTCCTCAGTAGATTTTGCCGCGAGTCTTGCCGCGCTTGGCAATGCCGTCACCGCGACGAGAAGCGGACACTTTGCCGCCCTTTTTGAACTCGGTATCGGTGTCGGCAGAGGTGTCTTCCGTGGCAAGGTTTCGCTTGGAGCCGGTAGAGCCTTCATTCCACTTTGGGGCGGCCATAGGAGGCGTGTAGCGGGGTTTGTACCCACTCATAGCATCCTCGCCTGCCGCACTCTCTTTGGCGGCTTGATAGCCACGGCCAGCAGCATCAACAGCGGGAGTCAGCTTGCCTGCGCTGGAACGGCCAGCAATCTCGGCAATTTGACGTTTGCGCTCCACATCAGCACTGCGACGAGCAGATGCCTCACGAGCCTTTGAACTACCTTCTTCTTCAGCGGTTCGGGTCGAATACTCCTTGCCGTTGAACATGAAGGTCTTTTCACCAGACTCACGAGCATCCCGGAAAGCCTGACCAAATTTTGAAAGAGCCATGATGGCCTCCTTAGATCAGCACTTGCCGCCTTTTTTCATGCCCAGCGGCTTGCCACCGGCCATTTTGGGCATAGCGCCCTTGGTTTTGCCTTTGGAGGCGAGACCATCACGGCTGGGGGCGGCAGTACGCACAGCGCCCATCTTGACGGTGGTGAGACCCTTTTTCTCTTGGGTCGAATGTTTGCCGGTAACGTTGCCAGATTTAGCCATGATTTGGCCTCCTTTTGAAAATAGTGC